TGGTCCAATTTTAATTCCAGCACCATCAGCAAGTAAATCAGTCGTTGCGGTGGATGCAATACCAACAATAAAATCAGCAAGTTCAATCGTTGCAGAATTGATAATGGTCTGTGTTCCATCTACAAACAGATCACCTTTAATTCTGACGGCACCAGTATTATCACCAACACCTGCAGGATCAATAGTAATCTCAGAAGGTCCACTAATAGTATTAGTGGTAATATTCATTCCAACTCCAGAATTTCCAGTAGAAAGTCTAGTTGTAGCTGTAACTATTCCTGAAGATATAATAACTTCAGTGCCAACATTTAATCGTGTAGTAAATGTACCAATACCACTATAATTAAGGTTAGTGCCAGAAATATTTGCAATTGTACCGATACCACCATAGTTAAGATTAGTACCAGATAAAGTTGTAACTACACCAGTTACAATGTTTCCTGTAGTAAAGTTACCCGTAGTATAAGTTGCATTAGTACCAAAAATATTTGTGATTGTACCGATACCACCATAGTTAAGGTCAGTACCAGATAAAGTTGTAACTACACCAGTTACAATGTTTCCTGTAGTAAAGTTACCCGTAGTATAAGTTGCATTAGTACCAGATAAAGTTGTAACTACACCAGTTACAATGTTTCCTGTAGTAAAGTTACCCGTAGTATAAGTTGCATTAGTACCAGATAAAGTCGTAATCGTTGATAATCCAGAATTTACTTGTCCACTAAAAGTAGTGGCAGTAATTACTCCAGAAACTCTAGCATCACCCTGAACCGATAATCTTGAAGTGGGAATTGTGGATCCAATACCGACGTTTTGTACCTGATCAATACTTACAGCTTCAGAGCCTTCAGTGGTTAATCTGATGGTTCCATCAGATCCATTATCTTGAAGAGAAATAGAAGTATTGCCAAATTGTATAAGCCCAGTTTCAAAAACTGATGCTGTTAAGATGCCACTAATATTTAAATTACCATCAATATTAGTTTCAGAATTTCCAGATGGATTGATATTGATATCACCAGAAGTTGATGTAATTTCATTTCCAGAAATTTGTATATTGCCAACTGTCAAATAAGTTGGGGTTAATGTATTAGTATTAGTTCCGTCCGTAACATTTAAGTCGGAAAGACTATTTAATGTAAAGTTCTGGCCACCAAAGTTTACGGTTCCTGCTTCTTGATTGACATAGAATGCATCACCAACTCTAAAGTCTCCACTCTGATCAATCGACACAAAATAAACATTAGCATTATCAGTTTTAACAACTTCTGCTGCCTGATTGACTAATGATACATCTTGACTAAAATCTTTACCAGATCCAATGTGCCCGAAGTTAAATGCAAATAGTCTTAGTCCAACACCTGGACCACTCGCACTAATACCAGTATTACCAAAGACTACAGCAGATCCAATAGATCTCATTTCAGCACCAAATTGTTGATAGTCTGCCAACGTAATTTTAGTTGCGCTAGCGATTCCTACACCGGAACGAACCCAACGAATATCTTGAGCTGAAATTGAACTATCTGTGAATGAAGTACTACCAGTTATTCCATCAAAATGTAGAAGTAATTTATCATTGCCATCAGAATTAAACTGGGTCGTTAATGGAGTAAAGTTTGCAACATATCTTGATACTCCTTTAGAAATTCTTACCTCATCAATATATCCCTTATAAGAAAAACCTCCATTAGGATCAGCGCCAATAATTAATCCTCTTGTTGGATAATTATTAACATCAGTATAAGTTGATCCGACTTGAGATCCATTAACAAATAATCTGGTTGAAGATCCGGATCTTGTTAAAGCAATATGATTCCAAGCATTAAGATTTACTGTTCCAGCCGGGCCTACTCGATAAGCACCATTATAATAAAAATATATTGATCCGATATTAGTTTGACCAACAATAATTCCGTTAATATCTGATGTGTCAGTCCTAAAATCAAATATTTCTCTAAAAGATGTAAACTCTGTTGGATGTATCCAACACTCTAATGCAAAATCTCCAGTTCCAAACTCAAAGTCGGAATTAGACAATGTTGCAACATAATCTCCAGTACCATCCAATAATAAAGAAGATATTCCAAACTTTTCTTGTGAGGCTGATAATTGAGCGTCTCCATAAGCAGTTACGGTCTTACCAAGTCTTGATGATGGAAGTTCAAACAGTCCTTCACCCTTTCCCCTAATAGAAGAAATACCAGTTGCTGACGTGTAACTTCTAACCGTACCAAAACCTAATGCTTGTTTATAGGATATATTACCACTGGTCGTTACAGAACCAGCCATGGTAACGGAGAATGTATTAACTCCAACGTATCCAGTAACACGATAGAATCCATCAGTTGCAGTACCAGAAGTAAAGTCAGCAAAGATTCGATTACCAACAGTTAATCCATGACCGACCCTAGTAATTGTAAGAGCAGTTCCTACCTGAATATAAGTAGCGGACTGGGGATTTGCCTCAAGATAATAAAGTTCATCATTTATTGTTGGAGTAGAAGATGTTGTAAGACCACTTGTTTTGATTCTTGCATGACCAGTACTGGCAAAACCAACGTTTCCGTCATAAGCAAGTATTCCCTTATCAGCAAAATAACTAAAGCAGTTAACCCACTCACTTCTAGCCCCATTGGTCATTTCAAGACCAATATTATTTGGACAGATAAATGTACACTCATTGAATAATATCGCTGGTTCAAGTGTAGTAACGTCCACTACACTACCATCAATTAATGCTCCTTTACCTGATTTATAAGTAATTGGGGGATTGTGTGCTGTATCAAAACCATATGGATCTGTTACAGAAGTTACAGAACCCTTATTCAATACAGTAACTCTTTGAATATATGGTGAACGTATTGTTGTTTTAGAATTATTAGCAAACCTAAATGCATAACCAGGTTCATAGATATTACCAATCGTTAAGTCTTCAATTGTGGTTTCTCCATTTAATAAGAAACCATCATTCTGTTGAGTTGCAGAAGTTGGTTGAATAAATGTACCACGAAGACCAACACCTCTAACAGTAACTCCAGCTGGAACTGTTAGAGGAAAAACTTCTGTAAAAGTTCCAGACTGAACAAAAATCGTATCGCCGGAAACAGCAAGACTTAATGCATACTTAATTGTAGAAAAAGGTTTATTGATGTTATTTCCCGTATGGGAATTATTTCCATTTACTGCGACATAATAAGTTTTTCCAGGTGCATTTAGTTCACCTTCAAAATCACCATAAATGGTTGTGATTGTTGCAATACCCGATGTGAAGTGGGTATTAATTAAGTTAGTGATCGTACCATTCGTTGTAGTCAGGGTGGTGACAACACCAGAAACGATATTAGCGGTTTCAACGTTGGCAGTGGTATAAGTTAAATTAGTACCAGTAATTGATACAGCAGTTACAATTCCAGAAAAATTACTATTTCTCCATCTCTGAGATTGATTACCTACATCATAAGTTGCATCAAGATTTGGTATAATACTTGAGTTTATATCAGCACCAAAAACAACATTATCTGTATTAGAATCACCAAGGTTAATTGTACCCCCGTTAAAAGTTACATTACCAACAAAAGTAGAAAGACCAGCAACCCAAAGATTACCACCAACATAAAGACTATTACTAGCAGTAACAAGACCAACTAATGTTGAAATACCAGAAACTCTTAATTGAGTTACAGACGCAATTCCACCAATAACATTTGTAGATATTCCAGCATTATCAACGTAACTTTCTAAGTTAGTACCATCTCCAAAAGCATTATAAATTTCATTAAAATTGTGGTTTATCTTACCAGCGCCAGCAAATAGTGAGTCGCCTGTACCATCATTAGGAGTTACTCCCGTAAAGATAACCTGCTTTGACATTTCTCTAGATACTATTTCCTAATAGGTATTTAGGATCTCCCGCCCCATTGAATATCAGGATAAGCATCAGAAACATTTTGTTTAGAAATATTGTACTTAGTTTGTAGTTTTTTATCTTTGACTAACATAAGAATCTCAGCCTCAAGAGGATGAAGACCTTCAAGAATACTAATAAACATTGTCTCTCTCTTCATACTTGAGAGACGATCATTACCACCTTTTACAAAGTTATAGAAGTAAGTATATTCTTTACGAATAGAAGTCCTTCCTTGATCCTGAGATCCAATTGAAT